TCACTGTGAGTTTCGGCCTCGAGCGTTTGTTCCGTGGGCGGCGTCGGCGCGCGATCAGGCCGAGATCGGGTACACGCAGGCGAAGGTTTTCGCGCAGTCGATGGATCGGTCGCCGCGGTGTTATGACGGCTACCGGCGGATCTCGTTCGCGAACGGTTCGCGGATCCAGATTTTCGCTGCGGGTGCGGAGCATGCGGATGGTGTGATTCCGACGTTGCCGATCATCGACGAGCTCCATCGTCAGACGTTGGAGTTGTATCGGACGTGGGCGGGGAAGCTTGCGAAGAGGGGCGGCCAGTTGTTGGCGATGTCGACGGCGGGCGCTCCGGGGTCGGAGTTCGAGGAGACGCGTGAGAAGATCAAGGCGCAGGCGACGGATGTGCGGGTTGATGGTGCGTTTCTGCGGGCGGCGACCGACCGGGTTGTGATCCACGACTACGCGGTGCGGGACGGCCGGTTCGACGACATGGTGTCGGTGAAGGCGGCGAACCCGTTCTCGAAGATCACGGTGGAGTCGCTGTCGGAGAAACATGCCGACCCGACGATGACGGATTCGCATTGGCAACGGTTTACGTGCAACGTGCCGGCGCAGACGGACACCGAGTTGTTCATCGACCTGGCGGCATGGGATCGGTTGGGTGACGGTGTCCCGATCGGGTCGGGCGCACAGGTTTGTTTGGGTGCGGACGGTTCCCGAACGTGGGATACGACGGTGGTGGCGTGGGCGACAGCGATGTCTGACCGGGTTGATGTGGCGGCCCATGTGTTTTCGGTTCGGCCGGATGTGCCGCATCACTCGTTGCATCCGGGAGGCCGGATCGACTTCGACGACGTCGAGGGGTTCATGCTGGGTTTGTTCGACCAGATGCGTCCGCTTGAGACCGCCTACGATCCCCGCTACCTCGAGCGGTCGATGGAGCTGGTCGACCGGAGGTTGCCGTCGTCAGCGATCATCGCGGTTGAGCCGTCGTCGAAGCACGCCAGGGACGCGTATCAGGCGTTGTTCACGGCTGTCGTGGATGGGCGGCTTCGGCATTGCAACGACCCGGTCATCCGTTCCCATCTGGCGAACACCACCGTCGAGCGGGACGACCGGACACGCGAGATCCGCCGGTTGCGGAAGATCAACCCGAAGCTTCCGATCGACGCGGTCCCGGCGTTGGCGTTCGCGGTGTGGCGTGCGTCGCTCGCCCAGCCGTCGGTGTACGAAACCAGGGAGGCGGTCGCCGTCTGATGGTGGAGGCTGTCCTGATCGTGTCCGGTGTCGCGCTGATCGCCGTCGGCGCCGGGCTCGTCTATCTGCCGGCCGGCCTGGTTGTCGCCGGTGTCTGCCTGGTCGCGGTCGGGTGGCTGTCGCTGCGTGGCGGTAAGGTGGCGGCGTGAATTTCTTCTCGCGCGTCGCGGCAGGCATGACCGAGCTCCGTGTCGCGTCGGGTCTGTCGTCGCCGGCCGGATGGCTGCTCGACGGGTTCGGGACGAACGCGTCCTACTCGGGTGAACGGGTGACGCGGGACAAGGCGATGGGGATCGCCGCGGTGTTCTCGGCGGTTGAGAAAATCTCGGAGGCGGTCGGGTCGCTGCCGTTGAAGGTGTACCGGATCACCGACGACGACAACCGTGTCGAGGCGCGAACCCATCGGTCCTACCGGATGCTTCACGACGCACCGAACGAAGGCACGACCGCCCGCGCGTTCTGGTCGACGGTGACCGCACAGTTGTTGCTCGACGGCAACGCGTTCATCTGGAAAGAACGCGACCAGGCAGGGATTGTCGAGTCGTTGTATCTCCTCGATCCTTGCAACATGACCGTCGAATGGGACGGCCGGTCGAAGACGTTCGTTCAACAGAACGGTGTCGAACGGAACCGTTTCGACGCCGACCAGATTTTGCATGTCGTCGGGTTCTCGCTGAACGGCATCATCGGCTGCTCGAGAATCACGTATTGCCGGGAGACGTTGGGGACCGCGCTGGGTCGTGCCCGGTTCGAGGGTGAGTTCTACGCGCAGGGCGGACACTTCGCCGGCGTGATCGAATACCCCGGCCGGCTGGGTGAAACCGGGACCGCGAACCTCGCGAACGCGATGACCACGAAACACGGCGGGGCGGGCAACCGACATAAGACACCGGTGCTCGAAGAGGGCGCGTCGTTCAAACAGGTTGGGATGTCGCTGGCCGACATGCAGTTCGTCGAGAACTCGCAGATGTCGCTGACCGAGATCGCGACCCTGTTCAACCTTCCGCCCGCCTACCTTGGAGGGCCGACCGGCGACTCGCTGACGTATGCGACGACCGAGTCGAACTCGATCCAGTTCGCACAGATGGCGGTCGCCCCGATCACCACCCGCATCCAGGCGGCCGTGACGAACGACGCGAGCCTTTTGCCGCAGAACGTCAACTACGCCGAGTTCACGCTGGAGGGTTTGATGCGGGCCGACATGAAGACCCGCGCCGAGTATTGGGCGTCGATGAAAACCACCCTCAACCTTGACCCGGAGTACATCGCCGCCCGCGAGAACATCCCACAGTCGGCGCTCGAGACGCCCGCCCCAACCCCCGACCCGAACGCCCAGCCGGCCGACGGCACACCGCAGCTCGCCCCGGAAATGCTGGCGATGCAGGACCGGTTGAGGCTCGCCCCGCCGGCTTCCGGCCAGTAGCTTCGGCCGCTAGCCGACCAACCCTCACAGATGGATCACGACGCGTTCTTCGAGGCGCTTGCCGATATCCCGAACCTGCGGTCGGCGGCGTTCTCCGACGTTGAAATGGTCGAAACCGCCGGCGGCTTCAAGTTCGACGGTGTCGCCGCGCCGACCGGTGTCACAGCCGATCTCGGAGACTTCACCGAGGAGTACGAGCGGGGCGCGTTCCGCCGGTTCCTGGCGGCGTCCAAGGACAACATTCCGTTCCTCCACGAGCACAACCCGCGCGACCTGCTCGCATCGACACGGTCCGGCCGGCTCAACCTGTCCGAAGACGGCAAAGGGTTGCGAGCTCGCGCCGACGTCGTCAGGACCGACCTGTCGGAACGCATCAAGGCGCTCGTCGACTCCGGCGACATCGGCGGCATGTCGATCGGCATGGTCGTCGGACGCGGCAACGCGAAAATCTCGTTGCGCTCCGGCCGGCCGCATCGCGCCATCCAAGGATTCCGGAAAATCTTGGACGTCTGCACGACGTTCGATCCGGCCTACGTCACGACCGAAGCGCAGTTCCGGTCGATGGCGATGCAGTATGCCTCTTCACCCGACTCGATTCAGCAACTCTTGATGGGCGCGTATCCGCAGCTTCAAGAGCCGGGTCTCGAGCCGGCCGATACACCTCCCGAAGAGAACCCAGCCGACGAGCCCGAACCTTCCGACGGGGAGACACCGGAAGCCGGCGACAGCGACGAATCCGGGGCGACCGACGAGCATCGTTCGATCGCAGCAAGGAAACGCGCTCTCTCTTTCCTCATCCTCACGACGGGAGACATCGAATGAGACGGGATGACATCCTGGCGCTCAAGGAACAGCGCGCCAGCATCCACAAACAGATGGTCGACAAGTTCGCGGTCGCAGAAGGCGAAGGCCGCGAGTTCACGGCGGAAGAATCGGCCGAGTACGACAAGATGGAGGCCGACTTTCGGTCGCTGACCGACCGTTGGCAGAGAGCCGAAGAGCTCTTCAACGCCCAGAAAGAGGTGCAGAAGTCGCTGGACACGCCGATCGAGTTGCGTGTCGCAGACGGTGACGACGTCCCGATGACGCTGTCGGAGTACCGCGACAAGACCCGCGGCGCCGCACCGCAGGACAGCCCCGAATACCGGGCGGCCTACTGGCATTATCTGACCGCCGGGAAGCTCACCGACCTGGACGTCGAGGAGCATCGTGTTCTGTCGAAGGCGACCGCCGGTGCCGGCGCGAACCTCGTGCCGACGTCGTTCTACAACCAGATCATCAACATCCTCCGGTTCACCGGCCCCATCAACCAGCTCGCGACGACGCTGAACACGAACAGCGGCGAGGCGATCCAGATCCCGGCGGTGTCCGCGCATGGCGTCGCGACGTGGACGGCAGAGAACGCCGCCTACACCGCCTCCGACGAGACGTTCGGCCAGGTGACGCTGAACGCGTTCAAGGCCGGCCGAACCGTCATCGTGTCCGAGGAGTTGCTCACCGACTCCGCGTTCGCGCTCGACGGGTATCTCGCGCAGGAGTTGGGCGACTCGATCGGGCTCCTCGAAGAGTCGGCCTACGCGGTCGGTGACGGATCCGGGAAGCCGATGGGGATCGCGAACGCCGGCTCCGGCGTGTCGATCGTGCAGGCCGCGGTCGGCAACTCGACGTCGTTCACGTATGCGGCGCTCGTCGGGTTCATCTTCGCGCTGCCGTACCAGTACCGGCAGAACGCGTCGTGGATCTTCTCCGACACCGGTGTCCGGAACTTCTACACGATGGTCGACGGTCAGCAGAGGCCGCTGTGGGCGGTCAATACCGCGCAGGGGCAGGGCGACACGTTCATGGGCTATCCCATCTACTCGTCCCCCGACCTGGCCGCCGTCGCAGCGTCCGCGAAATCCGGGATCTTCGGTGACATCCGTCGCGGCTACACCATCCGCCGCGTCAACGGGTTCTCGTTGCAGCGGCAGACGGAGCTCTACTCGAACAACGGACAGGTAGGGTTCCGCGGCTTCGAGCGTGTCGACGGTCGTGTCGTGCTCGCGGACGCCATGCGTGTCCTCCAGAACTCCGCGACCTAAGAGGGGAGGCTTCAAACTCGATGGCAGAGAGCAAAGCGAAGAGCAAGATCGACGAGCCGGAGGCTTCCGTGTCTTCGGCGGTGCAGTCCACGACGACCGAGACGCCGGCCGAGGCCGACAAGTCGTCGCTACCCAACGCGATGGACGCGAAGCCGGACGACCCGCCCGTCAGGGCGGCGACACCGGACACGCCGATCGCGCAGACGCTCGCCGCCGGTGCCGGTGCTCACACACCGCCCGACGCGGACGAGTTCGACCCGGACGGCCGACCCAAGGCCGACGAGTAACGCAAGGAAAGGGGGAAACCGCTCATGGCAAAGACGTTTCGGGTTGTGCTGAAAGGCTCAGACGGCAACCTTGTCCATGTTCTGCTCGAAGCCAAGGACAAGGCGGAAGCCGAACAGCTCGCGCAGCGCGCCCAATACCGTCGAGCCGAGCGGTTCCCCCTTACCTTCGACAGGCTCGAGCAGGCGAAAGAAACCGGGAAGCCGGGATTGCTCGCGATCGACCCGCGCATGGTTGGTGCCGGCCTCACCGACGCATGGGTGAAAGCCGAAACCGAGAAACGGAAGGCCGACCAGGCACGCTACGAAAACGGGTTCACCGTCGAGTCGGTCGAGGAGATGAAGTAGATGCCCTGGTATGGACTATTCCTGCAACGCCAGTTTGGGGGTGCCGCCGGTGGCGGCGCGAAAACCGATTGGGTGTCCGGCACACAGCAATGTTCGCTGCACACCGTCACCTACGTTCCGAACAACGACACCGATGACTTCTGGAACGACGCGACGAACGAGGTGACCGGCACCAACTACACCACCAAAGGCGTCACGCTCGGGTCGAAGACGAACACCTACGACACGGCAACCGACGAGATCCGGTTGGACGCCGCCGACGCGGTTTGGACGACCGCCACGATCGCCGGCATCCGTATCGCGGTTGTGTGGGAAGACACCGCCGGCGCGTCGACAACCGACCCGGTCATGTGTTTCTTCGATCTTGGGGCACAGTCGGTCACGGCCGCGAACTTCACGATCCAATGGGATGCAACCGGTGTCGCGAAGATCGACGTGACCTAGATGGCCGGCGAAACCCAGAACTACCACGAAACCCGCGACCCGTATTTCGTTTCGACCGGGTTCACGGCGGTCTCGCCAATCACCACCTCGATCTCGCTGATCCCGATCCTCCGTGTCCCGGCGACGAACCTTGTGTTTCCGGCCGGCTACTGGTTGAAGCCGGGACGGCGGTGGCTGATCCGGATGATCGGCCAGATGACGACCGCGGCGACACCGGGAAACATGACGTTGGAGGTTCGTCACCAAACCGGGGCGGCACCCACCGACGCGGGCGGCACGATCATCGCCACGTCGGCGGCGACCGCGCTCGCCGCGAACAAGACCAATATCTCGTGGGAGCTCGAAGTGTGGATTGAGTCGCGTGGTGACCCGTCGACGTTCGTGCCGACCGCGTCGCCGCTGGGCTGCTACGGACGGTTCATGTACGACGGTGCCGGCGGCCTGTTCACGACCACGTCGCAGAACCCGTTGTTGATTCCTGCGACGACCGGGGTCACTCAGACGAACGTCGATATGACGTTGGCCGGGACGATCCATGTCGACATGAAGCGTTCCGGGTCGACGGCTGAGGCTGTCACCGTGCAGGACCTCGCCGTCAACGCGATGACCTAACAGGCGAGCGCCGCGATGGCGACCGCATCTGACGACTTCAACCGCGCGAACGAGACACCGCTAGCCGGGAATTGGGACAACCCCGGCTTCGGCGGCACCTCAAACAAGTGGAATCTGGCGGGGAACCTCGTCCAGCCCAACAACTTGGCGGACGACGCTAGGGCTACCTGGAAGACGAGCGCCAACACGTTCGGCGCCGACCAGTTCTCGCAGGTAACGCTGAGCGTCACCGGCACCGTTGGCGGCGCGGCGGGCGCCGGGCTGCTGGTGCGTAGCAACGGGTCGGGTACGGCCACCGACTACCGGATCGTGGCCGACCATGCGGCCACGAACAACATCAACATCGGCCGAACCAACGCCGGCACGTTCACGAGCCTCACAAGTTTCACGCAGGCCTGGACTAACGGCGACACCTTGAAGGTTGAGGTTACGGGCTTTGTCATCAAGGTCTTCATCAACGGCACGCAGGTCGGGAGCTTCGACGATTCCGGCGGCGGCGCCTCAAAGATCTCTTCCGGACAGCCGGGCATCATGTACTCGTCGACCGAAACTGCGGCTACGGTCGACAACTGGTCGGGCGGCGACCTCGCCGCCGGATCGGTGCCGCAGCTTCGCCCGCTCATGCTTGCGCTCCGCAAGTACGCCAAGCCGGGCGCGCTCCAGCTCGGGTTCCCGAAGCTCGACAGCCCTGTTCCCTCCGACGTGCTCGTGTCGATCTCGGCCGCCCTCGGCCTCGGGATTGCGTCGCCGCCGGTCATCCTGGACACCGTCCCGGCAACCGCCGCGCTCGCCGCCGGGACCACGCCGCCAGCGACACCGCTGGACACGGTCGTCGAGACCGCCGCCCTCGCCGCCGGTGTCGCCCCGCCCCCGGTTCCGCTCGACACCGTCCCGCCGACCGTGGCGCTCGGGTTAGGGTCGGCGCCCGCACCGGTGCCGCTCGAGCAGGTCACCACGACCGCCTCCCTGGCGTTGGGGTCGTCGCCGGCCCCGGTCGTCCAGGTTGTCGTGCCGATCACGGCCGCGCTCGCGTTGGGGGTCACGGTCGCCCCGTCAGTTGTCATCGGCGGTGCCGTCACCGTCACCGTCGGCCCATCGCTCGCGCTCGGGTCGACCCCCGGACCGGTCGTGCTCGTCACCATCCCCCAACTCGCCGCGCTCGCCGCCGGGTTCGCGCCCGCCCCGGCCGTCATCGACACCGCCGCCACGGTGGCGGCGCTCGCGCTCGGGATCACACCGGCCGCCGTCCCGGCCGTCGCCAAGACCGTCACGGCTGCGCTCGCCGCCGGGCTGACCAACCCGACCGTCGAACAGGTCGTCGTGCCGCTGACCGCCGCCCTCGCGGCCGGGACAGCCCCGGCCCCGTCGGTCATCATCGCCGGCAACGTCACCGTTGTCGTGTCGGCCGCCCTCGCGACCGGGCAGGCACCCGCCCCGGCGATCCTGATCGTTCGGCCTGCCACCGCCGCCCTCGCCGCCGGTTCCGCGCCCGTCCCGACCGTTCTCGAGCTCGTCCAGGTCGCCGCCGCCCTCGCACAAGGGTCGACGCCGGCCCCCGTCGCGATCGCCGGTGTGTTCTTCATTCCCGCCACAGTGGTCGTCACTGACACCGGCAACGTGGTCGTGACCGCCACAGACGCCGCCGGGACGGCTCTCCTCGTCCAGGACGCCGCCGGAGCCGACATCGCGGTGGTTGACTCGCCCGCCCCGGCCGCCACGACACAGGACCTCTCAGGGCCGGATGTGACGGTCAGCGACGTTCCGGGCTAGCCGACCAACCATCTAGCGGATGGCCGTCAAGATCACCCACTACGACCAAGGCGACATCTGGACGCCTCAGGCGACGTTCACGGTCGGCGGGACCCCCACCGACCCGACCAACGTCACCGTCAAGATCAAGGATCCGGCCGGCACGATCACCACCGTCGGGCCGGTCTCAGGCTCAACCGGCGGGTCGGGGATCACAAGGGTCGGGCCGGGGGTCTTCAAGTATTCGGTTCCGCTGACAGCTCAGGGCTACTGGTTCTCCCGGTTCGAGGGGACCGGCGCCGCCGCCGCCACCGAAGACCAAGAGGCGATCGTCGACCCGTCCGAGTTCTTCGCGCCGCTCGACCCGCGCGCGCTCGTCGGTCTCGCTGAAACGAAAGATTGGCTGAACCAACAGAACGTCGACACATCCAACGATCTCGAGCTCGCCAGGATCATCAACGACGTCTCGGATCGCCTCCATCAGGAGGCCGAACGCGAGTTCAAAGCGAACGGGACGAACCCGGCAACCAGGACGTTCGAGGTTCCAGAGATCGGGCTACGCCGCCCCCGCTACATCGACGGTGACTACGTCGGTGATCTCAACATCAACCGGCGCCGCGTCGCGATCGGTGACCTGACGTCGTTCACGGCCGTCCAGATCCTAGACACCGACTGGACGACGGTGCTCGCCAGTCCCGCCACGAACCTCGTCACCGGCCGGCCGATGGTCCGGAAGCCGTGGGAGCCGATCACCGAATTGGAGTTCCACCCGACCGTCATCACGCTGTCGGCCGGGATGCGGATCGCGGTCACCGGCACATGGGGGTTCCCGGCGGTGCCGGGCAACATTCGACAGGCCGCACTCGACGCCATCGCCGCCATCTACGACCGCGACGTTGAGCATTATCGGCAGGACCTCAGCGAAACCGGCCAGAGTGCCGGGGAGGGCGGAACGACCGTCATCATGGCCGGCGGATCACAACGGCTGCTCACCCTGCCGGCCGCGTCGATCGCCGCCGCATGGAGTTACCGCGAGGTCAACCTCGGATAGATGGCGCAATCCAGCATCAAGCTCGAATCGAACTTCCCGGCCGCCAAAAAGGCTGCGTGGGAAACCGCCCAGCATGCACGCGAGCTCGCGCTGAACATGGGTGAGGCGGAAGCCGAGAAACGGCTGGAGCGGATCGACGACACCCACGGCTGGGAGCTTCCGATCGACGTCGGCCAGGAGAACATCGGCCACCAATCCGGCCGGATCTTCTACGAACCCTGGTATGGCAGGTTCTTCGAGTACGGGACAACCAGGATCCCGGCGTCGCCGTTCATGCGGCCGGCGCATCGGAAGATGCGCAAGGTGTATCTGGCGGCGATGGGCGGCGAGCTGCAACGATTCATCAACCGGAAAGCGCGAGTCAGATGACCCAAGGTGCCGTGGTGGAAGAGCAAGGCCGGATCGAGTCGGGTGACGCGGCGGTCAAGGTGATACCGCCCGACATCGGTGCCGTTACGACCCGCGAAATGAACCCCCAACAGAAAGCGGCGGCGAAGAGACGCGAGAAGAACCGTCTGCCGTTCGGGTTCCAGCCGACCGATGAATGAAGAGGCCGCCTGCCAAACGTATCTGCTCGATCTACTGACCGCAGACGCGACGCTCGCCGGCCTTCTCGAATCGGGTGTCTGGTTGCGATCGGTGCCACAGTCGGCACCGTTCCCGGCCGTCAAGATCGACCGTCAGGACGCCAACGACGTCTACGTCGTCAACCTGTTCCGGGTCTGGGCGGACATGACGTTCCTGATCCGCGGGATCGTCCATTGGCGCGGCTCAGGACAGCCCGACTGGTCGGCCGCGAACGCGATCGGTGACCGGCTCGACACGCTGCTACACAAACACGAGGGGCAGAACGCGTCGATCCAGGTGCATGCGTTCCGGGAAGAGTCGTTCACCGACGAGACGATCGAGGGCGGCGACCTGTTCATGCACGTCGGCGGCATCTACCGCGTCCGGGCGCACGCGCTCTAGAACGACAAGAGACCCGGTCCGGCCGGGTCTCTCATCGACTGCGAGCAGGACTCCCCTTCTAACGGCTGCGAACGATACCGGTCAGCGCGGCCAACGCGGGATCCCCGATCGGCCCCACATCCTGCCGACCTGCACCCGCACCATCCGCTTCCCCACCGCTCCCGGTCCCTTCGACACCGCCCGCATCGTCGCGGACAGCCGGGCGGCGCGAAACAACGCCTGCGTGATCGTCATCGCCGGTAACCACCTTCCAGGCTCGCGCGTAGACGCACGATGATCTCTGAGTTGAGGCTGCGCTGATTCTTCGCCGCCGCCGCCTCAAGCTCACGCTTCAAGTCGAGCGGCAGACGCAACGCGTAACCCCTGATTTCCTGACGGGCGGTCATTGCAACTCCAAAACAGCGTCATGCTCGACCGCGATCGCGCGCGCATCCTCAACGGTTCCGTATGCCTGCAAACGGTCTGGGTCATACGGGACCCCTAGCGAACACGGATTCGCCTCAACGTGATCGAGGTCGGATTGGGTGAACGTCGAGATAAACCCGAAATCACCCTCGTCTTTCCAGATGACCTTCACGATCGTCATGCCACGACCTCTTGCGAGTCGCCGCCGTTCACGTTGCCGACAAAGACTCGCTGGCCCAACTCGCGGAAGTTCCAGCGGGGCATTTCGTCGAGAATCTCAAGATCGCCGTTCTCCGGCGTGAACACCACGTAAACCGTCATCGCCTCATAGACACAGCCAACGTGTCCCTCAGCGCAAATCGGCCCCAACTCGCCATCCGCAACGATCTCGGCGCCGCAGTCGCAAGAGGCCGGCGGTTTGCTCGGCTGCTCGAGCGGCGGCGTGATCTGCCCCGTCGCGGCTCGGAAGACCGACGCAAGACGCATCGTTTCGTCATAGTCGGTGTTCTCACCCTCGTCGATCCCAGCGAACAACTCCAGCAGGTCCGCTGTCTTCTCGACATCGTCCGGTGTCAACCTCATTTCAACCGTGTCATTTGTCGCGCGCATCGTCTACCGGACCTCCTCGCTCAGCGCCGCCGACGCCGTCTCGGCTTCGCTCATGTTGAGAATGCCGGCCGCCTCACGGATCGCATACCGCAGCGGCTTCAAGACGTTCGCCTCGCACTCGTGCCGCTTCCACGTCTTCGGCTCCGCGAGCGCATTGGCGAGCCTCTTGACGTTGTAGGGGCGGCTGTCTTCTCCCGTCACCCATGGGCCGAACGTCTCGTCGGACGCGAACCGCCGGCCGCATGTCGGGCACGTCAGCACTAGCCGAAGCTCGAAATACCCGCCGCGGCCGTGGGTTCCGATGAACTCCAAACCCTCACACTCCAACCAGGCGGACACATGGGTCCTGCCGTTCCTCGTCTCGATCTCTTTGCCGACACCCGTCTCGACCGGCGTCGGTGTCTCACCGAACGCGGCCACGAACTTCTCGACGGCCGCGTCGCGGTACTTCGCCCGCGTCTTGAGCCGTTCCGCGATCCGCTGAGCCTTCGCCTCATCGGCGGCCTGTTGTGCCTCATCGAGGAGCATGGTTTTGCCTTCCTTTCCTGTCGTGGTCACGCTTCAAGTCGAGCGGCAGACGCAACGCGTACCCCTTGACCTCCATCCGGACGGTCATTGCAACTCCTCTTTCTCCTCGAGCTCGCGAGCGTCCGCGAATCGTTGTATGGTCCGTCTGATCGCGGCTGTCTCCTCGCGGATCGCCTGGATCCCCCAAGGGTCGCGCGTCTTGATCCGATCCGCGATCCGCTGAGCCTTCGCCTCATCGGCGGCCTGTTGTGCCTCATCGAGGAGCATGGTTTTGCCTTCCTTTCCTGTCGTGGTCATATCTGAACCATATCACCATGATCTCAGATGTCAAGGGGAAGGCGCGGCTAGCCGACCAACCAAAGACAACCGATTCACCCTTGGAGGTGACAGGCAATGCCGGAACTCGCAACCGTTGCTAGCGGCGTCCAGATCGGCGCTGAGACCACGCCCGGCACCGGAGTCGCCGCCGGCAAGCTGCTCTCTTACCTGAGCCTCGAGCCGGGGATCTCGATCGGGTTCTCCCGGTTCCGCCCGATGGGTCAGAAAGTCGCCGGGACAGTCGTCCCCAACAAGGACTTCACTGAATGGAAGGTGTCCGGCCAGGGTTCCTACTCGGAGCTCATCTACCCGTTCTGTTCCCTGCTCGCGAACGTGACGCCGACCACCGTCGACACGACCGCGAAGCTGTGGACGTTCAACCCGGCCGCCCGCACCGAGGACACCGTCAAGACCTACACCGTCGAAGCCGGCTCCGCGACGCGCGCCCAGAAGGCCGCCTACTGTCTCTTCACCGGCCTCGAAGTGACGTTCAACAGGACCGACGGCGTCACGATGACCGGCGACATGATCGGCCAGAACATCCAGGACAACATCGCGCTGACCGGGTCACCGACAGCGGTAGAGGATGTCCCGATCCTGCCGACCCATCTGGACGTGTTCATCGACCCGACGTCGGGCGCGATCGGCACGACGAAGATGACCCGCGATTTCAACGCGATCCTGCGGGTCCAGAATCGCTTCAACCCGGTGTGGCCGATCAACTCGACTGCTCCGTCCTATCTGTCGCACGTCGAGACCGAGCCGACGATTCAGATGGAGTTGACCCTTGAAGCCGACACGCAGGGGATGGCGCAGCTCGTCAACGCGCGCGCCGGCACGACACAGTTCATCCGGCTGTCGGCGGTGTCGACCGTCAACGCCGGATCGACGACCGCGAAATACCAAATGCTGATCGACATGGCCGGCAAGGTGTCGGACATCAAGGCGTTCGACGACAACGACGGCGTCAAGGTGCTCACCTACACGTTCGACGCGGTCTATGACGCCGGCTGGGCGAAGTACATGACGATCGGGTTGCAGAACAAGACGGCGGCCCTCTAGATGCCGCGCGAGACGATTCTCCGCGAGGTCGGCCTGGCCGTCGCGACGATGCCTGACGGCACGAAGGCGCTCGCGTTCATCGAGAAGTCGGGCGACGTCACCCTTGTCCCGATGGGGGAAGAGCATTTCCGCACGCTGGCCGCACAGTGGAACGGTCTCGTCATCGCCGGTGCGAGCTCGATCCCGGAAATGGCACCTAGCATCAAGTCACGAAACGGAGGCCGATGATGGCGAAAGACGACGTCAAGACCGTCGACAAGGACACGCCCGCACCCGACCCGGACGCACCGGTGTTCGAGGGTTCGCTGTCGGCCGACGAGCCGCAGGTCGCCCCTGACGGACACGTCAACCTGTCGAAAGAGGACATCAATGCGCGTCGGTGACCTCACCCGTCCGAAGCCGGTCACGGCGACCGTCGATCTGGGTGACGGTGACGCGATCACGCTGACGTTCGACCGGAACAAGGTCACGCCGGCCTGGACGCAGATGGCGTCGGAACGCGACGAGCAGGCCGACGCGCTGTCGGTCCCGAAGGCGCTCGCGGATGTGCTGCTCGAATGGGATGTCGTCAACGACGACGGGACACCGTTCCCGCCGACCGTGACGAACATCGCGGTGTTGTCATATCCGGCGCAGAAAGCGTTGCTCCAACAGATGCTTCGCGCCGCCGTCCCTTCGGACGCCGAGGGAAAAGACTCACCCGCGCCGCCACCCATGCTGTCTTCGGGCTCCGTGGCGCAAGTGCCGACATTCCCGAATGGGCAGGTCACTTTGCCGTCGCCCGCACCCTCGGAATCCCCGTTCCCGACGTAGACACGACGCCGTTGTTCTGGGTTGTCGCCGCCGACATGATGAACCAGGCAGAAGAGGCCGCCCGTAAGGCCGCCGAATCGAGGCGCAACTGATGGCAACGACGGTCGCCCGGCTCGAGGCGAAGCTAACAGCGGACACCCGCGACTTCGACAAGGCGATGGACAAGTCGCACTCCACGATGGGGAAGCTTGTCGGGATCGCCGGGAAAGCCGGTGTGGCCGGCGCGCTCGTCGGGATCGGTGTTGCCGCGAAGATCGGGATCCAGGAGTTCGCTGATTCGCAGAAGATCACGGCTCAGACGAACGCGGTGCTCAAGTCGACCGGCGGGATCGCGAACGTCAGCGCCGCCCAAATCGACAAGCTCTCCGGGTCTCTCTTGAAAAAGTCTGGGATCGACGATGAGGCGATCAAATCCGGGGAGAACATGCTGCTCACGTTCACGAACATCCGGAACGAGGTCGGCAAAGGCAACGACATCTTCAACCAAACCACCAAGACGCTCGTCGACATGAGCGTCGCGACCGGCCAGGACATGACCCATGCGTCGGTCATGCTCGGGAAGGCGATCAACGACCCGGTCAAAGGAATCGGTGCGCTCTCGCGTGTCGGCGTGACGTTCACCGAGGCGCAGAAAAAGTCGATCAAGGCGATGGTTGCGTCGGGTGACACGATGGGCGCCCAGAAGGTGATCCTCCACGAGCTCAACAAAGAGTTCGGCGGGTCAGCGGAAGCACTCGGCAAGACGTTGCCTGGCCAGATCAACATCGCCAAAGAGACGTTCAACAACTGGATGGGCGAGCTCGTCGCGAAGACGATCCCGATCCTCCAACAGGTCATCGGATGGCTACGCGACCATTGGCCGGAAATCCAGGATGCCATCGGGCGGGCGCGCGCCGCGATCGCCCCGATCATTCAGAACCTCGCTGACCTGTTCGTCGAGATCGTCAACGTGATCCGTGACAATTGGGACACGATCGGCCCGATCGTCCGCGGCGTCGTCAAGGTGCTCGAGGACGCCGCCGTCGTGGTCGCCTACGTCGTGAAGCTCATCACCGACCTGTTGAAGGGCGACTGGTCGGCCGCCTGGAAAGACGCCAAGAAAATCGTCACCACCCAGATCGACCTCATCAAGACCGAGCTGACGACAGCGGCGACTGCTCTCCTCACGATCGCGACGAAACTCGGGAAGGCGATCCTTGACGGGATCGTCGCCGGTATTACCGGTGTTACCGGCCAGGTCTGGGACATCATCAACAACATCGGGTCGTTCATCGTGTCGAAGATCGAGGCGGTCAAGGCGTGGGGTGAGAACGTCGGCAACTGGATCAAGAACGCCGTCGTCAACTCGATCCTTGGCGTCGGGAACGCCGCGTGGGATGTCATCAACAACATCGGCTCCGCGATCGCCGCGAAGATCGAGACGATCAAGGGATGGGGGACAAGCATCGGGACATGGCTCAAGAACGCCATCGTCGATGCGATCGGTTCGGTGACCGGTGTCCTGTCGGCCGCGTTGTCGTTCGGGAAGGGGATCGCGTCGAGCATCCTCAAGGGGCTGGAAGGTCTCGGGTCGGGTCTTCTGCACGCGATCATCGACCCGATCAACGGGATCATCGACAAGCTCAACGCGATCCACATCCCGATCCCGAAGGTGCACATTCCGCTCGTCGGGACGTTCGGGGGCGGCTCGATCGACTTCAACATTCCGAAGCTCGCCGCCGGCGCGATCGTGAAAGAGCCGACGTTGGCGATGATCGGTGAGAAGGGACCGGAGGCGGTCGTGCCGCTCCCGAAGTTCGCGGCGGCCGGCGGGATCGCTGCGGCGAGCGGGCCGATCGAGGTGTCGCTGATTCTCGATGGGAACAAGCTCGCGGAGGTGCTGATCGACCCGCTACGCCGCAAAGCCCAAATCTTCCAACAGCGGAACGGCCGGCCGGCGTTCTAGATGCCTTACACACCGCAGACATGGACGGACGGCGTCTCGAGCGGATCGGCCGCGCGGTTCGCATACATCGAGGCGGGCATCGTCGCCGCGATCCCCAAGGACCTGGTCACCACCAAGGGCGACCTCATCGCCGCTACCGCCTCGGCTACGCCGGCGAGGCTCGGCGTCGGGACGAACGGCCAAGTGCTGACCGCCGACTCGACACAGTCGACCGGAATGAAATGGGCCGGTGCGGGTGCCGCCGCGCCGGCGACGACGCTTCCCGGATCGCCGACCGACGGCCAACAGGCGATCCTGACCGACAGCACAACCGCACCCACCTACGCCTGGTTGTTGCAATGGAGTTCGACCGCGTCGAAATGGTATTGCCTCGGCGGCTCCGACGCCTACTCGCAAGTCTTGACCGACGAGTCGAACGGCGGATCCGGGTTCGTTGACCTGACCACGGTCGGCCCGTCGATCACCGTGCCGCGCGCCGGCCTATACGCAATCTCGTGGTCATGTGAAGGCAACGCCGCCGCCGCCGGCAACGGTTGGCGTGCCGCCGTCAAGCTCGGCGCCGCCGCCACATCGCTCAACGAGGGATGCGGGCTGTCCGGAACCGGCACGGCGACCTGGTTCGCCGCATGCCGGACGAACATGCAACGCACCCTCGCCGCCAGCGACGTCGTCAAGCTGCAATATGACCCGACCGGGGCGACCGCGCACTATCGGTCACGCAACCTCGCCATCCGTCCCGTCTACGTCACCTAGCCGATGGCCACAGTCGGGACGCAACTCCGGATCCCGTTCGTCGTCGGGACCGGCCAGATCGTCGGGCAGGGCAACAACCCCGAAGCGTGGCTGATGTACACCACCGACGACGCGGCGGTGGTCAACCCGACATGGGTCGACGCGACCGCCGACCTGCGCGCGTTCTCGACGTCACGCGGACGGGAATCGGAGCTCGGAGACATCGACGCCGGCACCGCGAGCTTCACGCTCGACAACCGGACACGCATTTATGACCCGACCCACACCGCAAACATGGTCCCCAATCCGTCGTTAGAGATCGACCTGACCGGTTACACGGCAGGGCCGAGCGGAATCGCTCGAGTCACGACGGACGCGCTATTCGGGACAGCGTCGCTACAGGTCAACACCGCAGTATCCGGAGGGACAAACGATGGATGCGTCGGTCCGCGGGTAGCACTCCGATACGGACATATCTACACCGTCTCCTACTACGCGAAGGCGCTCCCCGGCAGTAACGGCGTGAAAGTCGATGTCCAGGTGAACACCGACGACGGAACGACGTTTCTCACCTATATCCACGGCGGCGAGATCACGATGTCAACATCTGTCTGGACGCGGTGTTTCTACACCTTCACGCCGCCCGACACGGCAACCAACGGAGGCACGATTTACCTGACACTCGGAGATTCGCAGGGTGCCGTTAACGCCTCCTGGTTGGTCGACGGTCTCCAAGTGATCGAGAGCGGCACCCTTCGCGCCTACGCCGACGGTTCGATGCCCGGTTATCAATGGGTAGGCTCGCCGCATAACAGCACCACGGCAACGGCCATTCGACCGTTGAATCGGTGGTGGTTCCGCGAGCAGTTCACCGGCGAAACCCAAGATGTTTTCAAGGGTTACGCGGAAGCGTATGAGCAATCTTGGCCGGGCGGCGGTTGGTCGGACGCCGAGACCGTCGTGTCGTGCGCGGACGAGTTCAAGCCGCTCGCGCTCGGGAACCTGCCGACGACGTCGCCGCCGAGAGACACCTACGCCGACGTTGTCGCGTTTGACGCTCCAACCGGTTACTGGCCGATGGACGACAACGCCACGACCCGCACCGAGACCGCCAGTCCCGGACCGACCCTCGTCGCCGCGACCGCTGCGATGCAAACGGTGTCCGGGTTCGGCGCAATCGTCGGGCAGGAGCCCGAAGGCGCCTTTGTCGCCCAGCATGGCGATTATCTGTCGACGCAAGGGCTGAATCCCGGCGACGCCGGCGACGTGACAAGCCTGGCCGAGTTCACGATCGAGGGATGGTTTCAGACAGACACCGCCGGCGTGACGATGAATCTCTGTGTCGGCCCGCCGGCGGGATCCGCGACGACCTGGCGTCTGTATATCAACGCCGGGACGTTCACGCTGGAGGCGCGCAATAGCAGCGGGACGAACGTGTCGATCGCTGGAGGGACCGCGACCCCCAACCTTTGGTTCCACGTCGTTGGAACGATCGAGGCCGGCACGATCAAGTTGTACGTCAACGGCACTCTGGTCAACTCGAGCGCATGGTCAGGCACGTTCGCGGCGACGCTCGATGCGAACGCCGAGTTGTTCGTCGGTCCGAACGTCGGGTCCGGGTCGGAGCACACCTACACGGACGAGCTGGCGTTCTACCGGCGCTCTCTGCCGATCGCGACGATCCAGAACCACTACAGCGCCGGCACCGCCCGCGGGTTCGCGCGCGGCCAGCATCCCGAAGCCCGCATCAACGGTGTCCTGGACACGATCGGATCGAGGGTGCCGCGCAGCATCCGCACCGGAACGAACGCGATGACGGGCGCCTACATGGTCGGCCAGGATCCGCTGTCGGAGCTCGTCCAGGCGAGACGCGCCGACGGCGGCGACGCCATGCTGTTCGTCGCCCGCGACGGCACGATCACGTTCCTCAACGGTAGCCACCGCACCGACGGGAACGTGGTCACGAACCCCGGCATGGAGGTCGACACGTCCGGATGGGGCGCGAACGGGTCCGGCACGATCGCCAGAGACACCTCGCAATACTTCACCGGGTCAGCGTCCCTCAAGGTCGTCACCGGCACCGGCACCTTCGATGGCTGCTATTTCTTCAACGGGACCGCCGGCACGTTCGTCGCGAACCAGGCATACGGCGTCCAGGCGCGCATCAAACGCACCGCCGGAACCGGCGACATCCAAATCTTCATCTACGCCTACGACTCGAGCAACGTCGCGATCGACGGCGGCATGACCGCCGGCTACCTGACACCGACAGGCGGATGGGATCTCTTCACCGGCGTCATCATCGCCCCACCCAACGCCGACCATTTCCAGTTGTTCATCACGAAGGGCGGCGACGCGTCGGTCGGCACCTTTTACGTCGATGCCGTCCAGGTCGCCCCGGCGACCCGTTGGAACTACGCACAGGAAATCTTCGACGACCGCGACCCGTCACTCGTCGGGCAAAGCCTCTTCAACGACGCCCAGAGTTTTGAGACCGACACGGCCGGATGGACGCCCGCGTTCTTCAGTGGCGCATCCGGGTCGATCGCGCGCGACACAACCGAACATCTCGTCGGTGTCGCGAGCCTCAAGATGGTGGTGACGGTTGCCGGCGACAGCGGCGCCCAAAGCCCGAACATCTACATTCGTCGGCCGCCCGGCACGCTGATGTTCCTCTCGGCGTGGGTCAAGGGTCCGAACGGGTTGCGCGTCTACTGGCGCAAGCTCAACGTCACCGACGAGCATGTCGGAGACTACGTCACCATGAACGGCGGATGGGTGCAGGTCGCCGGCGCTTATCGTTCGAGCTCGGCCGACCAATCCCAGCCACCCTATTTCCGTCTGATGGCCGAGACGGCCGGCACCTACTACATCGACGCGGTCACCCTGCAAGCCATTCAGGGGATCCCCTACGAAGACCTCACAACCGACTTCTCCGAGGCGTTCCTGACGAACGAATGGAACGTCACAGCGACGAACCAGCTCGTCGCGACCGCCTCCGACGCCACCTCGATCGCCCGCTACTTCAAACGGTCACAGTCGATCACCGACGTTCCCGTCAGCACCGCCGGCGTCACAGCCGGGATGGCTGCCGCGCTCGTCGGCAAGTACAAAGAACCGTTCCCCCGCGTGACGAAGCTCGGGCTGACGACCGCCGTCCCGGACGTCACCGAGGCGGCGTTCCGCCGCGAGCTCGGAGACTGCATCGAGGTTCGACGCACACCGCCCGGCGGCGGCAACCGAATCGACCAAACCCTCTTCATCCAGAAAATCGAGGTTGCCGGCACCAACGACCGGACACCTTGGACGATCGACCTGGCCGTCTCGCCGCTCTAACCCCTGCTAGCCGACCAACCAACCATGAAACCGATCACGGCAACCTGTTCCACCAAGTATCACGCCGTCCACGACTCCGGGAGCCGGCCGAAAGAGGCGGTCATCTGGGTCGTCATCCACACAACGGAGGGCGACACCGCCGAGGGTGCCGCCGTCTGGTTCACGAACCCGGCGTCGAAAGGGTCGACACATCTGATCGTCGACAACGACGAGTGCTTCCGGACGCTCCCGAACTCAGCGATCCCATGGGGCGCCGAAGGCGCGAACTACTGCGGCTTCCACATCGAGCAGGCCGGCCATGCGTCCTGGTCAAGGGCGACATGGTTGAAGCACGACAACACGATCCGACGGGCGGCGTTCAAGACCGCCCTGCACGCGAACCTGTTCGGCATCCCTCTGCGGTGGGTCGGCCCGACAAGCCTGCGGCTCAAACGGAAAGGCGTCACAACTCATGCCGACTGCACGAAGGCGTTCGGCGGCAACCATACTGATCCGGGGGCTGGCTACCCCAAAGATGTTTTCCTGCGGTACGCAAAGGAGTATCTGGGCGAACTCAACGTCTAACCGCAGGAAAGGGGTCCAATGCCGAATGGGGAGGAAAGCTATGGGGAGCGTCTGCCGTGGTGGGCGCGCGACCTCCAGCGTCGTCTCGAGCGAATCGAGGAGGTGAAGCCCGACGTGCTCGCAGACAACGTCAAGAGCCTGTCGGACGAGATCAAGTCGCTTCGCCGGTCGTTCTACACGTTCGCGTTCGCGACGGTCGGATCGGCGATCCTGTTCGCGTTCACGGTGTTCTCTCTGCTCGGGAACTCGCCGCCGTGAACGAAGAGAATGCGGCAACGGTCAGGCACCTTCCCTGGACGAGCGCGGCGTTGTCGCTCGCGTTCATTCTCGCGTTCGTGATTGTCACCTATTCCCTCTACCAGGGGCACCATGAAGCATGCCAAACGAGAAACATTTCTCTGAACGTTATGCGTGACTTGTTACTCGACGCGGAAATGGCGTCGCTCAACCGTCCAGACATAACCGCTCAGGAATACAAGACTATCCGCGAATTTTACGCTCGCCAGTTCATCCGAATCCAGAAAGCACGTTGCTAAACCGAACCCTAGAAAGGGGATACCGTCATGCTGTACGCGAAGGCAATCGTGGCTGTGATCGGGGCGGCCGTCACGGCCGGATTGGGGCTCGTTCCGCCCGACTCGACGACCTGGCAGGTCTTGACGGTCGTCGCTGGAATCTGTACCGCGCTCGGCGTCTACCTCGTCCCGAACAAGCCGGCCAGCGCGTAGTGACCGGCGGTGCGGGACACGTTCCCTCAGAAATGGCGGGAAGAGAACGAAGGGAACGAGGCCGCCGCCGTTCGTCAGTGGCGGCTCGATCAAGCTCGACGGGCAGGCCTCGGATCGCGCGAGGCCGCCCGGTTCGCGGACGGCGTCGAAGACATCGAGCAGATGCGGAAGGCGGCGAGCCGTGGCGCACCGCCGGAGCTGCTCGCCGCGATCTTCACCTGACCGACCGGTTGACAACCGACGTAGCGGATGCTACATATGTTGCGTGGCTGCGAATCAGACAGCGCCGATCCTGATCCGGGCGGCGATCACGCCGGAAGAATGGCGTGAGCTCCGCGCGGTCGCGTTGGCCGAGAACAAATCGGTCCAGGACCTACTAGCTGAGTTGATCCGGCAACGACTCAATGAGGCGCTTGCCGAATGATCGCGAGCCTCGAGAAACTCGCGCGCGCCGCCTGGGAGACATGGGGCGACTATGCGCAATGGACAATCTGTTCGGGATGCGACAGGCGTGCCTACTGTCGCCGCCGCGGCCATTCGCCGTGGTTGTGTGTCGACTGTTTCGACCAGAAGGGATGAAGCGATGTATGTGTTCCGCAACATCTGGACGGGTGCGATTCTCGTGATCGACACGGAGGCCGGCGCGGAGCGGATAGCGAAGTTTCCGTCGTGGGTGGCGGCATGATCGCC